CCAACCAATCGACGCCAAATAGACTCCGGCCAATCTTCGTATCGAAGTTCACGGCCACTTTGTTGTGGTTGAATAACAGTGTTGTACTTCGAACTTCGACTATACTGTTGAAAAGGAACAATGGCAGGAAAAGTAGTTACTGGAGTTTTCAATGCTTTAAAATTAGAGCACTCCATAAGGGTTAAATTTCCTGAATATGCTGGAAGAGTACATGCAAGTGTTAATTCGTCTTGGTCCAGTCTACAAGTGTAGGTCAATCCATCAATTGGACAAACATGGGAAATAGTTCCAAGAATACGACCACGGCAGGAGTCCCAGTAATCCTCCATTATCTCACGGTTCTCATCTGCCAACACCGACCACGGGTATTGCCAAGCATGTTGGACAATACGGTTCCACCATATTCGTTGGATGGTAAGATCACCCATCAAGAGTTGTGACACATCAACACGACTGGTGCGCCGCATTGCTACTGGTGTATCTAGTAGAACCCAGTCCATTACTTTGTCACCCAATTAAGGTTATCATAACCAGCACCGCTTAGCATGGCCTTACTGGCAATATCGGAAACTTGATCCTTGAAGTCTTCCATCCCATATACAGGACCGTTGAAATTGACTATGACCCGCTTATTTGCAACTGGTCGTCCCGTCATGTCAAATTCCAGATCGTAATCACCTTCACGTCCAAATGCCCCAGAATGTGCGATAGAAACTGCACTGTCCACCATTTGTTGAGACTGAATTCCAGCACGTGCTGCAGCTTCACGGGAACGGCCAGCGGCCCCACCGCCAAAGAATCCAACAATTCCACCAACAATTGCACCAACGGCAGCACCTATCAATATGCTCATTCCAGCGGTAGCACCTGCAAATGGCATACCAATCGCTGCACCGGTTGCCGCACCACCGGCTGCACCCTCACCAACACCGGCTGCACCACCCCGTTTCCAAGCGTCACCAACCAATAACGTGCCACCCATTATCATGCCACTTTGAACAGCAGCCGTTCCAGCTTGACCAAGACCACTGATGTTCCAACCTGAGGAATTACTAAATGCAGAATTGATGGTGCTAGGAGTTGCTGAAGAAACCATTGAACCAACAGTCATTGGTATGGACGAACCTAATGGGGTAGCAATAGATGAGCCAAATGTCATGTTAGAAACCGAAGTAGACTGCTGATTACTACCTTTATTACCAAACAACCTACCAAAGATCCCACCTCCGGAGCCTCCTCCAGTTGGGCCCCAACTGCCGGTATTGCCGGGCATGAATGGCGGAGTTCCGAAATCACCACCACCTCCGGAGCCCCCTCCAGATCCACCCCCACCTCCACCACCAAATCCTTGTAATATTGGTATACCACTAAAGATGCCACCATATGCTTGTGGAGTAAACAATCCAACCATAAGGTTCTGAAAGATGGTTCGAACCATAGACATAAAAGTGGTGCGCAACCAATCAAGAATGTTTTGGAATGCACTCTTTCCCTTCGTCATAATTGCGTCGAAGAAAGATCCTGCAAGATTCTTAACTTCATCAGCAATCTTGATGTATTCTTGCAGTTGTGCTTTGTACAAACTTGCGGATCTCAACTTCATCAGTTGATCAAGATCCTTACCCAGCGCACCACCAAGTATGTCATTCAACCTATCTTGAAATACGATGCGTAATGGGTCTCCAGGAAGAAGTTTGGCAATGCGTTCTCTTAAGGTAAGTTCTTCCTGCGCATATTTGACACGGAGTTCTTCAGCCTTAATCGCAAATTCAAGATAAATCTTTTGTTCTTGTACACGACGACGCTCCGCTTCATTCATAGGCATTATGGTTGCGACCATCTGTTCCTGCATATGAAGTTGGTCCAAATCACTCTTTGTTACATACCGTTGAAGAGCAGATTCCGCTTCCTTATATATTGCCAATCGATGTTCAATAACTCTGTTTATCTTTTCCTCATCAATTGCAACCTGTTTTGCCTTGTAACCTCCAGCCTTCATGCCAGCAAAATCAATTTGATCTTGTGTTAATCGCCTGGCGCGAAGTTCATCTTCAAGGTGCTTTTGCAATACAGGTGCTTCCTTAGCAATTTGCTGTTCCAATGCCCAATCTTCTTTGCGATAGATGAGCAAATCCTTTAACTCCATCACTCTCTTTGCAGCTACATCAATTTCCTTGGGATCGGTGGAGGTTGTCTTGATTCGAGTGTATTCCTCTTCAGCAGCATTGATCTTCAATCGAAGATCTAACCACTCTGAACCAGTCTTGATTATTTCATCAGTTTGTTTAACAAAGTCCTCACGAGCCTTGACTGCAGCAAGACCAGTCTTATTTCCAAATGTTGCATCAGGTTCTTTTGGCCCCTGCCACTCAACTGGTGCGGGTTTGTTTGGATCATGTATCATCCCAGCTTTAACAAAATCCTGAACTGTGCCACCGCGAGCAAGTACATCTCGAACATTTGCCACCATTACTGTATGTTGGTACCATTGGTAGAGATTGCCAACAGCACGCTTGACAGCAATTTCAGTCGCATCTGCCATTGAACCAACGGACAGTTTGAGACGTTCCCAATTACGTAGTGTTTTTTCCAATTCAATGTTATGTTCACCCAATGCCTTGACAGTACCATCGGACATGATCGGGAACTTCTCAAGTTCCTTCATGTATTCACGGAAGCTAATCGTATTGCTATTTACAAGTCCAATCAACATTCTCATGCGGCTATTCATTGCTTCCCACGCCAACTGTCCGCGCTCAGCCGCATTGGGCATCTTGTGCAAGTAATCAGAAAAGTCCGCCAGTATATCCATCAATGGACGAATGTTTTTATCCATGTCATAGATGGAAATGCCAAGAGAAGCCATTACCTTCGTAAATTCGCCACCCTCCGTTTTACCCAACTGTTTTTGCAACTGACCAACTGATCGGGCCATTTCTCCCATACTAACACCAGTCTCAACTCCAGCACGGGAAAACGCCTGAACTTGATCAATACTCAATCCTGTTTGTGAAGACAACTTGACCATCTCAGTTGCATATTCACGTGCATTTTCAGCAGCTTTGTGCAGGGCAAAACCAGCTATTCCAACAGCAGTAACCACACCACCAATACCAACAGCAGTTGGACCAAGGGTGGTGAGCAAATTTGCCATCCCCATTTGTGTTGATCTGAGAGGATTCGTGGCGAAATTGGTCAATGCCTGCCCAAATGCAGATAGCAGAGTGGTGTGGGATGCCATACTGCCCGATAACTTTTCCTGAAGTTCCACCACCTTTTCTTGGGTCTTGATGTACTCCTTTTCGGCACGCTCCCGATCACGCAAATTGTCGTTGGATTGTTTCTGAACTACCTCGCGATGTTCTAAACTTATTCCTCCCCTCCTCCACGTATCCTCAAGATTGCGAGCGACCTTGTCCAAGTCATCCATTTGCTTGGACAAGTTTTCGCTCGCCTTTGTTACCTTCTCAAGTTGTTCTTGAGTCTTCTTTGTAGCATTAACTGTGTTGGTAGCAAAACCCTGCACAATCTGGGTTGCTTTGTCCAGTTTTGTGGTATCGACACCAAGACTGACAAGAAGCTCACCAATATTCATTTCTTTGGCCTCTTCGAACCCAACCGGCGCTTTGGCTTACCGTAGGTTCCAGCAATTTGCTTCAATACAGTTTTCATATCATCCATACTTTGGATGGGAGTTGCTGGATCAACCGTTGGCATGTTAAGGTCGTTCCATTTAGGGATAAAGTCGTCTGGTGTAAACAACCGACGTTTATCACCCTTACCAACAAACAATCCCAGTACTGTATTGATGATTGTTGCACAAACTTGCCCCAACATATAGTTTAGTTGAAAAGTACTGTCAGGCGGTGCTATCTCATCATAAGCCAACGATTCCGTTAATTGATCTGCCGTTAACTGGTCGAGCCAGATATCGGGGTGGGCAAATCCGAGTTCCCGACTGGTCCGGAAATAGTGTCTGCGTTCCGGTCGGGCACGGAGTTTTTTATTAGTGCCTCTTTGTCAACGTCTGTGATTCGATTCAGTTCCTGGGCAGTGTTGATGATAAGTTCCAACCGAGCAGCCGAAATGTTTTCGCTCAGCTTATCAAAATCTTCCGGCTTCAAAAGGAGGATACCATCGTCATCACATACTGTCCTTACTGCCAGTTTTGCCCGAAAATCACTCAGTGCCCGTTTGTAACTGACATCACCAGTTTTTGAAACGATCTCAATCAATAACGACTGTTCAAACTGGTCCCGTTCACGCCCAGTCATCTGCCGGACACAAACGTAATCATCACCACTCAAAAGCACCTTTTTCACCTTGAGCGGTTCCTTCGCCAGCAACCCATCTCTATTTAGCAAACCCATGATTATTTCTCCTTAGTTCAGATCAAAGACCCGTGATTAGGATCACACCAAATTGCCCAAGGCCTATGGACTCGGGGCGCTACCGGATTCCAACGAAATGGATCCACTGATCTTGATGGAAGCGTTGCAAGTGATCGGCTCCTCACCAATGGTTAATGGAAGTTCTGTGACGAGACCATCAAATGTGAAGCTGGTCTCGTCTTCGTCGGGCAGAACAATCTGATAACTTTGGAGTACATCACTCTCAAAGTCATTGTTCAGAGTTTCGTACCCGTCGCGGGTGAATAACATCGTGAGTGTAATCGCACCGGCATCACGGAAACCCGCAATGAAAGTACGATATCCACCCAACGTGTCGAGTGAAGTAGTATCGAGGGTTGCCCGTGTCTTGTGTGGACCGCCGATACTCTTAATACGTGCAATCTTTTCCCATTTGTGGGTGACGGAGTTCCATCGCAGGAACGTAACGCCAACACCAGTTATGGGGACTTCTACTTCTGCCGGCATTTACAACCTCCTTGTTAATTGTTTACTGCAACCAAACACTGTGTTAATAGTAAAGATACCAAATGTCATCAGCGATAATAGCGTTAGCGAGAGCTTGATAGTCTATAATATCAGGCAACCCACCACTACCGTTAATGTCCCCCCTTGGAATGCCATGTAGAATGTTGTAGTACAATTGTGCCCCGTCCGCCGCAGTTACATGATGATCGTCGTCAAGATCGGCGTGATACAATGTACAAACATAGGATAGAATTTTAATCAGACGAGGAACACCCCTGGTTGGATCGTATTTGGACCAGTCATCGTCTGTCAGCGTCGATGGAAATTGACCCGACTCCATATCAACAATTCCGCTAACCTTGATTGATACGTTGCAAGTGATAACTTCCTCACTAATGACAAGAGGAAGTTCTGTAACAATACCTTCAAATTCAAGGCTGGTCTCGTCTTCGTCGGGCAGAACAATCTGATACCACCGGAGACTGTCAGTCTCGTAATCAGCATTCATCGTTTCGTATTCATCACGCGTGAATATCATTGCCAAAGTGATAATACCGTCATCACGAATACCAGCAATAAAGTCCCGATATCCACCAGTGGAATCCAACGTAGTAATATCATGCGTATTACGTGTCTTGTTTGGACCACCAATGCTTTTGATGCGAGCAATTTGTCCCCATTGATGGGTTATTGGATTCCATCGCAGGAACGTAACGCCAACACCAGTGGTTTCGTCGGACATTACGCACTCCTTTGTAAATTGAAGTTTATCACAAATCTGGATCTGCCATTTGTATCCCAATCCAACAACGCCGGTTCCCCAGTGCAAACCATGGAAGTGTAGACAGTACCGTTCCAGGTCTCCGGTCCACGTCCATGCAATAAGACTGCAAGATTGCGAGCAAGATGGTACCCATCAAGATAATTGCGATTACGCACCCGTATCTGAATTGAAGGGTAAAAATACCCAGGAACATCCGCCTGTCCACTATCCAAAGTCAATTGGGGTGGGAATCCTGGTGTATCAAAAATGGTCACGGAATTGTCAGGTTCCGGTGGTTCCATGCCTATGAACAGATTTTCGGCAAACGTGAGATCCAACCCACTTTCGGCTTCCAACAAATCTTTAATGTCAACACTTGATGGATTCATTTTATCGTAGCCTCTTGTCCAATTATCTTGAGGATAGCATCCTTGTTATTCTTCAGTGCGGCCTCAAGAAACTTTGCTCCAGCACCTTGCCGCTTGAAATTGGCACCAACCATTTCATGTACATAGATGGAATAGAATGCCGTAAAGCCAAAAATGATGTAAGGATATCCCTTCTTCTTTGCGTTATCCAAGCTCTCATTAATAATAGCGGTATGATTTGCTGACAATACACCTGCCCGACCATCCTTATTGATGAAATTGGCCGCCGCACCATCAGGTGTGTCCCCATCAGATGTTACAGTAAAGTAGCTACTCCGCAGATTACCAGTATCCACTGGTATCTTTGGTGAGACCATATCCATATCCCTACGAATTTTGATTTGGGCACGAATCAGTCCTTTGAGAGTTCTACTCTCAATCTTAACAATTTCTGCATTAAGGGTCTTGATGATCTCATCTAAGCCCTTCGGAGGATAAAATGGCATTATAGATATGCCGTCCTGACAAATACTGTTGTAGAACGAATCATTGGAATCCTATCAAACCGTTTGATTGAAAATGCCCTATCAACAGACATTGGATCAATCTCACCACTTGCCAACCGAACCCAATCTTCGGTCATCAACAAATCTTCCAATCCACCAAGCCAAAGAATACCCTGTACATCCAGATCCTGAGGTACCAATACTTCCGCAATTGTTATTATCTCCTTGCCAAAAGTATCGCTAACAATCTTGATCTTTTCTTCCCACCGACAAGATATTTCCACCGGCACATCCCAGATGTGACCACCAAATCCATCGTCCTTCGAAGCAGCCCAATACAATGCTTTCTGGACGCAAACCTTCTCGATGAACTTTTGAATGCTCATAGATTCTCTTCACTGTTATCAAAACTTTTCACAGCGTAGACATCAACAGCCTTGCCACCCAATGATGCCATTGTTCCAGTGGTATCGAGTGTCAGCACCATTTGTCCATACGAAGTCGAAGTCAGGTTTTTCCCCCACTCACCAGTATACTTGATCGTTGCCCCACCCGCCCCCTCACTCGCAGACATACGTTCAATCGTACTCGATATCATATGGGCCGTAAGCCAACGCTCAATTTCTTTCAAAGTGTCAGCATCCAATACACCCAAAGATTCGAGTGTATTGGTAACCATAAGATTGGCACCAACAATAAACGCATCAATTGATGCGTCTGTAAGTGTCGTATTATCCAATATTGCCTTAACTTCTGTAGCAGTGACCCTTCCCATAATTAAACCCTCCAAAACGCCTTCAAGGTAGTCCCAGGAAGCTCTTTTATAAGTTGTCCTGTGGATTTAGTCTCCAATTAAAGCACTATTTTCCTGGTGGTCCCTTCCACCATTTTGTCGAGATTTGATTAACTTAGGGTCAATGAACGTCAGTGCTTTCGACTTCCAGCGTAATCCCAACCATTCAATGGCTTCATACATTTGTTGGTAGTCGCCCCGCTCGAAGCGTGCCGGCCAGATCACACGGCAGTTTAAACCTTCCGTAATCATTTCAATGAACCGCTGTTCATGTTGATGAACCCACCAAAGCCAACCATTAAATTCACTTGTTACCTTGACAGCTTGCTGATTCTCAACATTCCCAAAGGCACGCATAAATTCAGTTTTCATACAACTATGTATTATATCACCCGTCCTCCTGCGTACTATAATCCATTTTGCGTTTGGGAATGCATAATGCCAAACAGGCCAAATCAGACTAATACAAGATTCCTTATACATCCACAAACCACCATTGTATCCATCCATCCGCATCTGATTCATGACCTGGTTTGACCAATTTGCTGGTATTGGTAACGATCCAGTGTTTGGAAGTGGGTACTGCCCAAAAGGATCCGCTGCAATTGATCTTAGATAAGGCATTACAACATTTTCCCGCACCCTGACATTTTCAAAGTATGTGTCATCCTTACCCATTCCGCCACCAAATGCACCACAAATATTAAAAACACCAGCAATCATACTGGCTCCGCTGCGACCACATCCAGTAATCAAGATCGGTGCTGTTTCAGTTCCCATAAATCACTTCCAATTATTGCGAACCCATTTGACTCTACCAGCAACTTCATGAGGGCGTGGATGGCCATGAAAACAAATTATGCGTGCATCTGACGGCAACATAGAAGCACAATTTCTCTTATAAGAATAAACACCGGATACAATATCCTGCAATATTTTGTACTGAATTCCTCTTCCAAGAAGTGACTTTGCTATATACTCCTGGTCACCATATCGCCAAACCTTGCTTGGATCATGTTCGTCGTAAAGAAACTTATAATCAATTCCATTATTATGCCACATCATCATACCAGATCCAAAGTGTTGCCAAGCAGCCCGTTCAGGAACTGGATTCCAAGCACCAAGACCAGCAAAACTAACTTTCATTCCAACAATATCATCAATATTACTGATGATGACTGTGTCAAGATCAAAGTAAACAATATTCTCACCAACAAATTGATTTTCTCGGAACAACTCCAATTTGTTCCACCAACCATCATAGTTGGAAACCAATTTATGTGTTACAATTCCATCAATACTACTTAGATTGGTTAGGCAAATGAACTGATAAGGAATCGTAACATTTCTGGCAATGGAATTATTCAACTTCTGAACATATCCAACATCATAATCACCACCAGTTTTCAAAACACAAACAATAGTGGGAAACGCCGGAATGTTTACAGAAGTGCGTAATGGAGGGGGTGGACCAACAAGCTTGGCCGGTGGACCAACACGATTACTTGGATTGTATTTTTCGGAGGCTTGAACATTTGATGGAAACTGTTCAGGATTGATAGTTCCTGTCTCCACCAATGAAGTCATTTCACCAACCAATCGTGCACCAGAAAGTCCCTCAGTAAAGTCAATGAAGTAATTGACCGCCCTCGTATCTGGTGGTGCACAATACCAAGCAAAATCATGATTGTAATATGTATTCCAAATGATCAATGTCTT